AGACTACCCTTTATAAATTATGTGAGCAGGTGTTTATGAACTCACCTCGACTTCATTTACATTTGTATCCTCCGCGGTCATAACACCAGGAATGCTGTGTGATTGTGTAGAGCGTCATTGTTTGTAATGTATCGATTGTTTAATTGTGAAGAAAACACAATTCAAATTGATTTTACATTAACATTTATTTTATTAACACAGTTAAAGAAATAGATTTTAAGTACCTGGACGAATGTATATACTTAGTTTTATGATGTTTGCGGCTATTGAACCGTGAGGTTACGCCCCAATAGATTCAGGAAACTTCATTTGTACACGATCCCGTGGGAAAGACTTTTATTTTGAATACCGGTTATCTTGGTAAAGATATGGTCTTATATATGCTGGAAATATATATAGTGAACTCAACACGATAAAATGGGACAATTTTTCATTTAAAATATGGATACAACCCAAGGAATTTTCAAGATGGCTTCGGAAACCATCACCCAATACTTCAAACAAGTTGACGACCTTTGCATGAACAAGATTACCCTTTCTGAACGAATTAAACGACAGCAATTAGGAGCTAAGATGTTTACTGAATTAAGTGCACTTTATGAACGTGTTTATGGAGATGATAACGAGGATGCTATTTATGAGTATGCGTTTGCGAGTGGAGTGGATATATTAAATGAGTTGTGCGAAAGAATTTTGGATATACCGCCTTTTTTAAGGAATCACATTTATAAAATGTGTGGATTATTCACTCAAGAATATTTACAGGTTACGTGTTTAGATTCACCATTGTGTGAAAGTGCACTATCAAATTATTTACGAATACCCATTAGACATTTTATTCATTTTTCTACCGAAAGACATATTGCTCCGTTTTTAAGTGAACAAACTTTGATGATTGGGATAAGTGGCGTTTTACGTACAAGTGACTTACACCTACTTTCCTTTTTTGAATTGATTGCTTTTGCTAAATATACACTAGGCACACACCAGAACGATTTTGATTTTATATCAGCATGGCTATTGCGTACAGGTATTGAATCAAACCCAGGCCCCGTTGCTTCAAGCGCGCGAAATAATCGCTACAGCGCGCCTGAACCGACACGGGAGGAGAAGAAAAGGTTAAAGAGGGAGATTAGGTTGATTAAGAAGGCTTACCAAAATGCCCGCAAGGAAAAACGTGTCTTGCAAGAAGAGTTTAATGAGGCTCAACTTGGTGCAGAGAATGTATCTATAAACATTCCTCAAGAGTGTTCTAAGTGTGGACGGTGTAAGTGTGATTGTATGGTTAAACGTAGTGATATTTTAATTAAGCATGATTTTTACGCCGCACTTATGGGATTAGCATCAACAGTTATTGGGTTAATTGAGAGAATAATGGCAATTCGAGCTGCATCATTTAATCAAGCCCAAATTGGTTTTGGTTCACTTTTCGGTGCTCCTAGTATAGTTACTAATATGGATAACATTGCGACGAATGTCAACGAAGTTTTGAATAATTTACCCACTTCACAAGGAGTTGGTGAGGCAATGAAGCTGGCGGTGACTCAAATTATGGAGAGCCAATGTGGATTTTTACCCATAAGTGTCAAGGCCGTGTTTCAATGTCTTTTGACTTTAGTAGGCCTTTTTGTTTTGTATCATCTTGGATGTATTTCTATACAGGTTTTGACAATGCCATTGGAACTTTTGTTTATGGGAGTGGAGAGCATAACTGATGTTTTGCGTTCGTTTCGCGACTTTGCTTTTTACACTGGAGCTCGAAAGTTTGAATCTTCAAACAATGCACAGTTGGGTTTTGACGAAATTACCAAAACCGCAGAAGAATGGAGCCCAAAAGCACTTGGATTACTGGGAGCATTAATAAGCTCTTATTGTTTAACCAAGATCCCTGATAGAAACAATTCTCCTGCACAATGGATGATGAGGATAGGACTCTTTCCAAGAACTTGTTCGGGTTTTATGGATGTGGTTACGTGGGTGGAGAGCGCCTTTCGAAAGATTATTCAATATGTAAAGGTAAATTTTTTTGGACATGATCCGCAAGAATTTGAGGAGTGCATACCTAAAATAAAGGAATGGATGACGGATGTTGAGACTTTCAACCACAAACCGGCATTTGATGTTGCCGCACAAACAAAAGACGGCAAATACATGTTAGCTCATTTATATGATAAAGGAGTGTTTTTAATGGATAAATATGCGAAGGCGTTAACACCTGAACTTAGAATGTTTATTGTGCAACGTATGAGAGAAGCCGCAAAGATACAGAATGAAGTCGAGACGCAATATCCCGAGATCAAAAACGTGCGCACGGTGCCTATTGCATTGTGGTTAGTTGGGGATTCGCAGATAGGAAAATCGCGTCTGCAATATTTGATCGCTACTAGATTAGCTCTGGAAGCTGGATATAAAGATGTTAAGTCCCAGATGTACCAACGGTGTGTAGAGAATGTTTATTGGGATGGTTACAATGGACAATTAGTTACTATTTACGATGATTTTTTGCAAATGAAGGATTCCGTTGGAGCCCCTAATTTGGAACTTTTTGAATTCATCCGTGGTGTTGGCCCTTTTCCTTATCCCTTGCATATGGCTAATCTTTCAGCAAAAGCTTCAACCTTTTTTACATCTAGAGTTATATTAGCTTCGACAAATAATGCGCATGCAAATATTGAGTCAATCACTTACCCTGAAGCTGTGTGGAACCGTTTACAGGATTTTTCATACAGGATTAAGGTTAAGGACGAGTACATTATGCCTGCGTACGGCGTGCAAGATGGACAAACGAAATTGAATATACAAAAAATTCGAGAGGATTCACCAAAATCATCGGATGGAACACCGTGGGAAGTTAACCCATATATTTATGAATTTCAACGTTTTTGCCCACACACGCAACGCGCAAGGGGATACATTGAACAATCGATAGGGTGGGACACATTTATCTCACGCATAATTGCTGCGATGGATGGAAAGAAAACCGATGGTGATGGGTTAGACAATTTTTTGGAACAATATTCTAAGGATTTTGCTAAAGGTGTGAATGTTGCGCAAGTTGGAGGTGAACACCCAACTGTAGAATTAATGAAGGATGTGCACCATGCACAGGCTGGATCATTTAGGAGCAGGACAACAATGGATGAGTTTGATAATTTCATTGATTCTTTACCCGATAATGAAACATATGGCTTCATGTCCGGTCCTACAATGAAAGTGGCGTGGATGATGGAGAGAGAGGAAATTCGTAAGACAAATGATTTAGTGAAGGTGCATTTAGATACATATACAAACGAAGTGTTACCAGATGCTACGTGGAATATTTTAATAGTACGTTTTTACAATCATAAGTGTAAGCCTGTTTCCTGTGTAAATAAATATATAGATATTGTCATAAATGCACGTAATAAATTCATATCCACGTTGCCAGAGTACGCCAGAAATTTTTTAGATTTTATAACTAAAACTACATGTAATTTGGTTAATGGTGTTAAACAGTTTTTTAAGGATAAACCATTATTTTCTCTTCTTGGGTGTTTTGGTGCATCTATGTTTTATAGACGAATGTCAAATAACACGACTCTAGATGTGGATTCGGATGTTCCGAGCACCTTTCCTGAGAGTGACACTCGTAATATGCAACCTCGAATGCGACAGCGTGCTCGCAAGGCGAATGCCACGCGCGCACGAATCGTAGTTGAGATGGGTCAATCGATGGGACAATTGGATGTGATAGCGAGAGTTAGGACGAACCAATGGAATTTGTCAATGGTTACTGATGATGATCAATGTATCTCATTAGGAACAATCACCAATATTAAAGGACAGGTCTTTATGATGCCCGCACATTTTTATGTGTTCCTTAAGGAACGTAACCCGAGAGAAGTTGTGATGGTGCCATGTGACAACACGAAACTTAGAATTGTTAAAAGTTTTGACGGATGGTTTGAAAAGGATTCTGTTGTTTTATTTACACCCGAAAAACCCACTGATGAAGATGAACCCATGGATTTGTGTATGTTCACATTGTCGAAAATGCCACGTGGTAAGTCAATTTTACATCACTTTGCTTCCAATGATGACTTGGAAAAGCTTAGCGGTGCAAAGTTTGATGCCACCTTGTCAGGTGTAGACATGGAAAACGATATGCCAGTGTCAACTAGTATGGGAGGGAAGTGTCAAATTGAGGACATTAAAATTGTTATTAATATGCCTAATGGATTTGAGTCATTTGATGCGTCACACGTTATCAAACATGATATACCAACAAAGGTTGGTGATTGTGGGAAGCTACTTACTGTAAACAGTGATAAGATAGCTGGGAGAATTGTTGGTATTCATATTAGTGGTTCAATTTTACCATCTAGCAATTATTGTCAAGTTGTTTCACGTGAGACTATAGAGAGTGGATTAACATGTTTACCAAATTATGCACAAATTGACTGTGGATTACGTGAGTTGCAACCCGCAGTGAATCCTTTTGAAACTGCGTTAATATCTAAGGGACAAGCTGATTTTGTTATACCTCAAGTCAGTAAATCAAGTATTGTCAAGTCGGCTTTATATGGAACGTTCGGTGAAGTATTAACACGCCCAGCCAAGTTAAGACCATGGAAACAGGAAATTGATGGAGTTGTTGTGTTGAGGGACCCATTACGCGAAGGTGCGGCCAAGCAAGGACGCCAATGTGGTTATTTAACACAGAGAGTCATTGATGAAATAGAACTGAGTATGAGGAGTTTAATTTTACCTCGAACTGAGAGAGCCCCAAAAATACGGTTACTTACTTATGAAGAGTCTGTGAAGGGGATAGAGGGGGACGCGCTTTTCCAGCCCATCAACCGTTTAACTTCGCCAGGCTTTCCTTACGTTCTTGACCAACGAAAGAGAGGAAAGAAAGGAAAGACATTTTGGATGGGCTCAGACAAGTGGGATTTCATTAGTTCTGCTGCGTTGGAGCTTAAACGAGATGTCGAAAATTTAGAGAGTGACCTTTTGGAGGATCGCCCACACGAAATAATTTGGGTTGACACTTTAAAGGATGAGCGAAGATCGCATTCAAAAGTTGATGCTGGTAAAACTCGCATGATTTCGAATGGCCCTATGCATTATAATGTGTTGTTTCGCAAATATTACATGGCTGCCTTGGCTCATTTACGACATCATAGAGTGACGAATGGGATAGCTGTTGGTATCAACGTTTGGGGACCCGAGTGGCATAGTTTAGCGACTTATTTACGAGGAGCCTCAGATGAGATGATTGATGGTGATATGACTGATTTTAGTGACAGGCTTATGGACGATTTAACGTGGGTCAATTTCAATTTAATTAATGAAATTTACAAGGTTTACGATTCCGATTACACTGACAACGACCGCAAGGTACGACGAAGATTGTGGGAATACGCTTGTTGCGCTATTCGTTATAATCAAGGAACAATTTACCAGACTACAAACGGAACACCCGCTGGATTTGTGCCCACCGCTGAGAACAATTCTCTTTACGGTTTATGCGCATTTCGCGCTTCATATTTGTATCTTGCCCGTAAGTATAAGCCAGACATGGAGGACCTTAAGCATTTTGAGGAAAATGTAAGAGTGATAACTTATGGTGATGACAATGTTTTAGCAATTAACCCAAAATTAAAGGAATTTTACAACATGAGGAATTTGGTAGAGGCTTTTGATAGTTTTGGAATGATATATACAACTGCAGATAAAGGAACTGATTATGACAAACGCAAGACAATTAAAGATGTGAGTTTTTTGAAACGATCATTTGCTTTGATAAAGATTAATGGACAAATTTTACCACGTTACGTATGCCCGGCACCCTTGGAGACGAGACTTGACATGCTTAATTGGACGAGTGATAAACATGTTGATAATTTATTGGAGCAATCTGACACTGTGACTGATGTGTTTAAAGAGTTAGCAATGCATCCTCAAGATGTATTTGAACAATGGACCGGAGAGATTAGTAAGAAGTGCTATGAATTGGGAATTAACAATTTTAGGTTGTTGCCCTATTCACGGTACCTCGAGCCTTTTTGCTCTGGTGGAATATTTGTACCCCGCAAGTGTGATCTTGCATCTCTCCGGCAAAAAACCGAATTCAATAAGGAGAGTTGCACTGCTGCTGGCGGAAGAGGCGTGTGTATTAACACTTATACCCTAGGATCGCCTGAGGCAGCCCCTTAAAATCCAAGGGAGATTCGGTCGTTGGTGCTGATTAAGTCGTCACACTGATTAAAAATTGACTTACTGAAATGCAATTTAATACAAATCCCGATGTAATGATGACGACCAATGCTGAACAACACGATACTGCAACGATTATGGAACAAGGAACTATTAGTAAAGATGTGGACGCTAATTTGAATGTAATTCTTCCTAAACAATATTTAGATCGATGTATAAATGACAGTAATCAGCATGCTATTCAATCTTTTTTATCCAGACCAATACCCATCTTTCAAGGTACATGGTCTAGTACTGCAACTAGAGGAACTGTTCTTAATACTAATGTTTTTCCGAAAGATCTTTTAGGTCCTTTAACTAACAATACTTACAAACTTGATGGCTTTGTTTCGCTTAGTGCTACTGTCGTGTATAGAGTGCAAGTTAATAGTGTTCCAACCCAAGCTGGTGCACTTATGGCCCATTATGTACCCTATTCAGAATATATGAATTCACACACTCAATGGTACTCTGCCGGTGGCACTACTGACATAGTTGCAGCATCTGGATGCCGTAGAGTGCAGATGAATTTGGCAAATGAAACTGCTATGGAGATTCGAGTCCCATTAAGTGGACCCTATGCATCTTTTAATTTAGTTACTGGGCAAGGGTCTTTTGGTAATATTGTGCTTTCTGTATATTCTCCTTTGTCGTCTCAAACGACTTCTTCTTGTAGTTTTACTATTTTAGCTTGGTTTGAAGATGTGGATGTTCGTTTCCCTACCAGTGCTACTTTAACAACTAATTTTGCCCAAGTTGGTTCAGAAATGAAGAAAATGGAGCGTACTGGTGTAATATCAAGTGCTACCGGACAAATTGGTAGAGGAATTGCCCAGATTCTTCCAGTAGTTGGTCTAGGGTGGCTTAGTGCGCCTGTGGGCATGCTTGCGGATGGTGCTGAGTTTGTTTTGAAGGCTTTAGGTTTTTCTAAGCCCACCATAGAAGCTCCCAATACTTTGATGAAGATTGCTCCTACTCGTTTTTTCCTAAATGGTGATGGTGCCGACACTTCTCACAAACTTGCTATTAGTGCAACCAATGCATTAACTTGCATTCCTGGTTGGGCTGGTACTGATATTGATGAGATGAGACTTGATTACATTGCAGGCAGGCCTAGTTTTTCTAGAGCGTTTAATTGGACGACCAGTGATGTTGCAGATACCCAAATATTTTCTATACCTACTAGCCCATTGTATACTCAAGTGTTGTCGACAAAACTCGCTAATGCTTGGGTCAGAACTGTTTCTATGCCACTTTGTGCTAAAGTCGCTTCTTTATATTCTATGTGGAGAGGCGATTTGGTTTACACTTTCCGCGTTGTCAAGACACAATTTCATTCTGGCCGATTGATTGCTTCGTTTCGCCCTTACAATTATGCTGACACTACTCGTACTCAGCTTCAACCAGCTTATAATTATTTTACTGAATTGGATCTGTCTTTGGGAACGGATTTTACTTTTAGAGTCCCTTATGTAGCCACCCGCCCATTTCTTTTTACTAATTATGATATGGATAATGCTATTGCTTCTTCAGATATTCGAAATAGTGCTTCTGGAACAATGACCATTTCTGTAATGAATCCCTTGATTGCTGCCGGAACTGTGTCTAGTACTGTTGAAGTGTTGGTTGAAGTTCATATGGAGAACGCCACGTTTGTGTCGCCCGTGAAACCACGTCATTTACCATTTGGAATTCCCAATGTGGCTCAAGTTGGTTCTGCTCCGCGAGTTGTTAAAGGGAAGAATGCTAGTGAGATAACACCTAGTGCAATCGTTTTGACTGAGCATGGAATGTGTGTTGGTGAAGCTGCGCTTTCTTTGCGACATTTGCTCAAGCAATTTTATCCTTTAGCTACTGTTACTTTGAATGCACAGGCTGCCACTGCGTCAGTGCCAGGACAATCGGGTAAAGCTTTTACGTTATTTCCATGGGCTCCGGTTATACCGCAGTTGGGTTCGATTACAGCCACTACTTTGAATAATCAAAAACCTTCTTATTCTAACGTTTATACTTATGGGACCACTGTTATCACTGAAATTCCTGATATGTATTCAAATTTATATTGCAATTATGCTTTTTTTAGAGGTGCTATTCGTTATAAAATTGTTATCACTAAGAAATCGGCCACTTTTGATTCTGAATTACCCATTAAGGTTTTCATGAATACGTGGACACAAGATATTTCCGGTGCTTACACTCCTCCTATGCAAACTGCGACACCCGCAAATACTAATGGAACATACACCAACTTAGGTTCAGGTCCCATTCAGCCTGTTTATGATGTTGCTGCAACTACAACTGGTAGTACATCATATCAGATAGGATTTGTTGAGACTGAATTGCCCATCATTTACAACAAGGATGGGATTATTGAGTTTGAAGTTCCTTTTTACAATAGTGGACACTCTGTCCCCACAAATTATGGCTTAAATAATCCATTAACCATGCGCTCAATAGTTTATCCAGTTCCCCAGGTTACTGTATTTTGCGAGGCATTTCCAACGTGCACAGTACAGGTTTACCGTGGAGTTGGAGATGACTTTGAATTTGGCGCACTTTTAGGTACCCCTCAACATGCTGCTTGGCAATTGATGAACGCCCCAACATAGCTTATTTTTTTTTAAAAGAATTAATGACCTATTAATATTTCCTCAGTGCATTGGAAACCGACATGCACTTAACAAAAAAAAAAAACTATCGACAAAATTGAAACCCCGTGGGCTGAATATGGATCTTTTTCACACAGCTGCTGGTATGTTCTTGCACATTTATGTGTTCAAGCGCTGGCTGGGATAGTCATTTATTGTTTCTTCTGTTTGGTCTGGTCTCGACGGGGATCGTGAAGCAGCTTGGGGCATGCCGAGGTGTTGGTCCTCGTAAAACCCTGACAATCGCAAACTTAACTGCGAACGACGAAACCTACGCTCTGGCGGCTTAATCCCGCTGGACCTTGCACCGGGCAGCGCTCGGCCCGGGTGACGAAGCCGGCAACGGTTAGACACAGCAAGGACATTTAGAGCGATCGCGTCCGCCCGGGTCACTTGGGCGAGACGTCAAATCAAGGTGACTGGCTCTGCCGCCGTCTGTCCGTCAACGGTTGCGGAGTGAGAGCACAATGACGCGACTAAGCATGTAGTCCTGACTGTGGATCATCTTCGGACGGCGGTTCGATTCCGCCCACCTCCACCC